GTTTCCCAGTCACGATCCCTGTAGGGGTATAGAATACATCACTAGTCTGAGCTACTTGTCCTACAACCGTATCCATTGACTCAACAGAGTTAGTTTCGATTAGCCTACGAATCTGCTCATCGACCATGTACTCCGCGACTGTCTTAGATTTTTCCGTATAAGCAATACCATTACCATATTCATTCATGGTGATAGTAACTTCATTAATAGTCGGCTTCTTTAATGGAAGCTCAGCGAATTCATTAATGGTGCTTGTGTTTTGTGCTAGCTTCTGCCACTTTTCAATAGCAACTGTTTGTCCCTTGTGGGCACCAAACTTTGGTTCAAGCCTGGCTGTCACACGAAAAGCAGTGGAGACCATGTTGACCATACGGATTTGGTCAGATAGCATAGTCTTAGCTAGGTTATCTTTATGCTCTTGATAACTTAAAGAACCTGCTCCACTCATTTACTCTCTCCTTTAATTATGTACCCGGTATTCCAACCCGGTCGCGAATCCACGCCTGGTTATTACCTGAGTTATTAATAGTTTTAGTTTTCTGTCTTAATTCCATACGTAAATCGGTGTACTGTTTGAGACCTAGTTTTTCAACATAGTTCTCTAACTCATCCCCATCTTCCACAGGTTTAATATCACCCGCTGCCCGTCTAACTGGTGGCGGTGTTGTACCTGTTGGTTCTTTGACAGGTGGTTCCACGGGAGGTTCCTCCACTGGTGGTTCTTCTTTTGGCTTAGCTGGTTCCGGGTAAAGAGCTTCCCACGCTAGGTCGAAAACATATTTAAAGGTGTGTTCGCCTGATCGAGTTATCTTTGCATCCGGGTTCTCCGCTTGGATATCACCAATGATACCGCGTGAGAATGTTACAAACTTTGCCCTCTCTCTGTCTACTATTTCTTGAGTGTCACCCTCGATTCGATCGAGGTAAGTACGTAGAAGATCACGGATGTAAAACTGTTCATCAATATATCCTTGGGTGTTAGCTTGTCCACCAAACACCTGTTGGACGTTTTGATCAACGGGTTTCCCGGTCTCTTCATCGATTACTGTTTTGTCATCTGGCATATCTTATCTCCTCTTTGTTTTACACACCAGGGCTAGCTTCCGCGATGCCACGCTGTACTTGTGCCCCCGGTGGTTGGTCCATTCCCTGAGCAGACTGTCCTGCTACCCCTTGCTGCTCGGGTGAAGGTTCACTACCTGCCATATTAGCTTCAGCTTGCATTAACATTTCCATATCGAAGAATTCATCGGGAGTATCGTCCACGACTTCAAACGCTTTCTCGATCAGCTTAGTGGCTGTTAATCCTTGCGTTACACCAAAGTTGGCCATAACACTAAGCAGTTGAAGAACCTTATTAAAGTTGTTCTGCACCTGCAATCTACCAGAGATACCTTTAACTTCAATCGTAAGTCCACGAATATCCGCGAGTCTCTCTGCGTAATCCAACCCTTGAAAATATCCACGTACTGTTTCGTCAGATATATTCTCGGACAAATCTTTTAACGTATCATCTTGCATATTCAACAGATAAGTAAACAAAGCTTTCTCAACTGTTGGCTGTATGCTCAGGTTCTCGATCTGGGTAGCAATATCAGTGAAAAAGGTATTGGATTGCTGTACCTTTGTCTGAACCTCTGTAGCGGTTTTCCGACCACGTGAGGTATTCTGTCCATCGAAGAACTCAGTCTGATACGAATGGTTTTGTATTTGTTGATCATAGAAATAAAGGAGTTGTAGTAACCCTTGGATACTATTAATGTTACCATAGGTGCTACTAATTAATTGCCCTTCCCCTCGTTTAGAAATTAACTTACCCGGCTCCACGTCTGAGGTAACTGTGTGGGCCATGTGTGAATCAAGTAAATCTCTGTTAACTTCATGAGTACCTAACCCCGCAAGGATCGCACTATCTGATGTTAAGTTAAGTAGATTAACATACTCTTTAATCAGTGACCGTACCTTACTAATATATGGACGACCATACCTACCATATACATCCATCATCGGGTTATGTACGGTGTAGGGTGTCTTCCCTTTGATCCCTGTGTTGTACCCAAAGTCTACTACATAATCACGATCAGCAATAATAAAATACACGTCATGACACAACAGGTCTCCCGACTCATCCGTTAATGCTTGAGTATACACATAGTGTAAATCAACGGTTGGGAGGTGATTACTTGTGTCCTGTACTTCTGCTGGATCATCTTCTGACGGTGTTGCTCCACCGTATAAACAATTCTGTTTTACATAATCAATGTTTGTCCAATTATTCTTACGTCCCATATCCATGAAAGAATGGAGTGGAATATCTGGTACAATCTCAATAATATATTGATCCCCATGCGGGTCCAATCGAATGTTACGAGGTGGTACTACTTCAATCTTAACTCGGGAGATAGCCTCATCTTGATACTCTAACCGTCCCTCTTCCTCATTCCACAGTGGGTACGACTCACGTTCAGTACAAAAATATGTCTTAGTAATGAACAGAGCATTCAGCCATGAATACGCTAGCCCCCGTGGGAATAACTCTTCAGCGAACCTGTTATCTCGAAGGATCGCCTTAGCAATTTCTGTGTATGCTTCCTGTTTCTGTTTATTGTCGTGCTTAACATTAACAAACCGTTCAAAGGTATTAACCAATGTACGAGTAAAGAATTGGGTAATCCTGGTTACCAGTTGGTCCACGATGGGTACCTGAGTCTGGCGTTGCCATCCCATTTTATCCGTGACATCAAACTTATCACGATACAGGTCTTCATTCATGTTCCAGTCTGGTTCAATCCGTTCCGACCAGTAATCATCTGCTTGTCGCCAAATAGCGCGGAAGTAGTTAATGATATCCATAGGAGTGATCATCTTATCTACTTCATCAACAGATATGATAAACCCTTTTTGTAATTTAACGTCTTCCACTATTTATTCTCCATACGCTGGTTCCGATTTGCTAGGATACATGTTGTCACTAGGTACGAAAGACACATTCCCCACTCGATCATTAAGTGCTCCCTCACGTTTTAAATACTCAGCAATCATCTTAAGATTGTCTGATGTGTGTGCATAATCGTTCTTCAACGGTTCTCCTGTTTCATCATCTCGGGTATACAGGGACATTGTACTTACTACACGTGATGCCCGGTCTGGATCAACCAATACCGCGGGCTGTCCCCTAATTAACCGTTGTAAATATTTGTTCCAGTCAAGTATTGATTCTTCTTTATGAATATAAATGACTGAATAACTTGTTAATCCGTTGTCTCTGAATATCTCAACACTTGATTTGGGTGCTGAATCATACCGTCTATTCCCATCATGTGGTATTAACTCATAAAAGAATGTTACCTCGGGACACACCTCAGTAGACAACCGTTGTACCTTTGGTATAAAATCATTAAGTAGTTCCTGTTTACCTAAGATAGAGAACAGGATACGTACTCGGTTATACTTATCTATGTAGAATCCCGTGCACGAAGGTCTATGATAACCAAGGTCCCATGCCCTATACAGTACGGTGAACTCATTAACTTCCTCATTAAGATTCTCCCGGCAATGTAAATCAGGTGTGAAGGCATCATACACCTTATTACCCTTAGCCTGAATGTTAAACTTACCACCCGGGCTGAATCGCCATGCCCGCTCACTAGCAGTTGTTAAAGACTTGAGTGCTTTAACTTGTTGTGGATCAAGTGATTCATTCTGCTCTATTTCAAAGAAATAATAATTAGCTTCACTGCGCCCAAACTTCTCTAGGTCATCAAGATATTGTGGATAAAGGTCATTAACAACCCATTCGCCTGGTATCTTTTTATTGATTGGCTCTCCACCGACTAAATAAGACATGATTAGTCTACCATTCTTACGTAGGCACCGCGTCACAAGTTCATTATATACGTGCTCAGTACATACCTCATCTACCCATACACGGTCAACAGCAGCTCCCGCCATGCTAAATCCACGAGACTCCATCGACTTAAACTCAATCTCAACCTGACGATTAGGGAATACTACACGTTTTAATATTCCTTGTTTCTCACCCTTCTCCCACACAACCATTCCACCAGCTGCTTCGATTGAAGCCAACGATGGAAGCAATCCTACATCACGTACAGGCGCGTATTCATTACTGAACAGAAGGGACTGTGAACTATTCTGTTGTATCTGGAATGAGGTAGTGATGATCCAAATCTTCTTAACACCGAACGGTGGTTGTTCAATTGTTCGATATTGGGAAAATCCGGTTACCTCTTCGGCAACCCATGCAGCAGCATTGTATGACTTACCACCTGAGTTTTGCCCATGAATGTTAATTAACTTCGCTTCATCCGAGTGAACTGGTAACTGGTGTGGGTGCGGTTTATAGAAGTATATGTTACCATATTTCTGTACCTTCTCACGACAGACCTCACCATACTTAGCCTCCCGATCTTCGGGTGACATAGCATTGAGTTTCTTCCAGATGTGCAGTTCACGCGGGTCTTCGTGCCACCACGTGAATTTGCTCATAAGTATCCTTTTAGTTGGGGTGTCAACTAGGATTTGCACCTAGACACCGGGGGACACAACCCCGGATGCTACTATTACATCATTGACACATATGGTCAGGCTGGGTGGATTCGAACCACCGACATCTCCGGTCCAAGCGGAGCACTCTACCGCTGAGCTACAGCCAGTTATTATTCAACTGTTGGAGCGGATGGAGGGAATCGAACCAACATATCACGCATTAACAGTGCGTTGAATTACCGCTCTCCCACATACCATTTGGTGGACAGGCAGGGACTTGCACCCTGATCTCCTGCGTGCAAGGCAGGTATTCTCCTAGTTAAACTAACCGCCCACAAATATTAATTATAAACTTGTTCAATCACACCCTGGACACATTCATTATACTTACCAGGTTGATTCGTGTTTTGCTGAAATCCTAGTCGGCAGATGTTTGTACCATATCCAGCTAGACCTGGCTTAGACACATCCTGCCATGGTCCAAATGATTTACCCGGACAATTCTGCCACTCCCAGTTAATCTCATTAGCCTTTGGGTAATACCCTGGAATATATACTGCATTAACAGGTCCCCGCCCATCTACATTCTTAACTGGAATGTCTGTGGCTACGACAAACCCTAGATCACCAATCGCGGTCTGTGTATTAGGTTCCAAATCAATATAGCAGTTAAGTGCCCACAGGTTCATCCCTGGTTCTACCTCACCCTGGATCGGTGGTGTAAGGACCGGTTGATCCTTGTTGGCACAACCGATAACTCCTAGTACAACAAATAGACAAGCTACTGCCCATAGTTTAAAGTTCATAAACATCCTCCCCATGCTTCATCATTTTCGATAAATTAACTGCTCGACTCTTAACTTGTTTTGCCCATAAAGATAGCATCATGTTTCGCGCAGCTAAATCATATCGTCCTGCATTAATATACTTTCTTGTGTTTTTAAATCCTTTAAAACCTTTGTACCCCAAGTTAAACAACATGTCCATAACTACTCGTTGTCGAACCTCGTCTAACTCATCATACACAGGAATTAACTTACGTATCTCTTTTTCAAAGTCTTCAACATCACGCATTAACAATTGATCAATTTCCTCATCTGTTAACCTACGCTCTCCCGTTACTACATCATTATGGGAGATACCCATTTCTTCGAGTATCTCAGGGGCATCCATCCGCTCAAGGTTAAATCCTACCCCTACCGTACGGTGACCAGTGGTATCCCAGTACACACCATTTTCTACCCCTTCATGGATACGCAATTGTTTAACAAACTTTTTTAAATCCATATAGACTCCTTCATGGATATTAATTAACAACGCCTGACCCAGAGTCACCGGGGTCAAAGTCATGAAGAAGATCAGCATACTTAGAAACATCAGTTTTGATTTCATCTTTCTTCTGTTCCTTATTAGCTGCCTTAGCCAACGGACGACATGCTAAACTCGCGTCTAACAGTTTGCCCATCCACATCCGTTTCTCAGCAACTAGTTTTAGTTTCCGACCTTCGGCTGAGTTAATTGTTCGCACGGCCATGGCTAACTCACCCATTTCTTTTAACTCATCAGCCGATTGAATTAACTTATCCTCTACTTTAATCATGTCTTCCACGCGCTGAATCTCACGTTGAAAACCTTCGAACAAACTGGTTAAGTTTTTAGCTGAGTAAAAATCTTCCGTTTGTTCAAGTAGCAGGGCATTAAACTTTAATCCAATATCAGTGTTGAGTAAGAACTCATTGATTGACTTAACAGTCTTTGGGTCAATGTTTAATACCCGCGCTACTCGTCTATCTTTTCCTTGCTCATAGTAAACTTCTAAAAACTTGAACGCTTTCTCTTCCAGTGTTTTTAACTCTGGAAACAGTTGATGAAAGGTTCGTGGTGCCTGTGTTAAAGGTTGTAACCCCATCTAGTCTCCTTACGAAAGATAAAACAAGGAAACCGCTGAGACAGCTGCTATAACGAATAACACAGAAAGTACAGTCGTATTATCTGGTTGTTCAGCCATTAGTAGCCCCTCTTTTTCTTGGATTTCCCCCTCTTTGTTTTTTTCTTTTTAGGCATTACTTACACACAATCCACACTGTTGTAGTAGACATTAACACAAATACTATTGCTGTTAAAAATCTTTTCATCTTACCCCCGTACTGGATCATCTGCATGAGGTACTACATTAGCTGACCCACATTCTAAACATTTAACTTCTTCATCCGTGCCTTGAATAAGGGTAAACCCGGCTCGACAATCTTTACAACGGTACGAGTTACCCGGCATGAATCCCATGTTAAACTTAACACTGTCATCCGTATTCTTTTTAAAAGAATCTTTAATTACCCTTCGTTCGCTAAGTGGTGGTTGTGCCCGATGTACCTCCAACGGGGTCATCACCTTTGGTTCTTGTTCAGCTGGTGCCTCTTGAACTTTCTTCTTTCTAGCCATTAGTCTCCGCAACCTTCGCTTATTTGTCCACACTTGGGACATCGTACGTGACATGTTTCAGTTGTCACTTGCTCATACCCACAATGATGACAAAATGTACTCTCGCGGGCATAATCTTGTATACTGCTGGTTAATACTCCTCTTACATAATCTGGATGTTCTGGTACATAATCCACGGCCAATAACTGTCTCCTTTTATATTATTTGGTCAGTCGGCCATCGATGATAATGATACCATCCTTTTCTTTGCTCTATGTCTATCTGTACGTGCTTTACCACACACAGTAGTTATTGCTTTACCCCACTGATCCGGGGCTACCTGATTCTCTAGTATGTAAACACATACATCCTGTACCGCATCCTCCGCGTCCTGCGGACTTAAGTACATTGCCGATGTTACACGCATCACTCTATTCTTTAAGTGATCGAACTGCTGCTCTAGTGCCAGTGATATATCCATTTAACAGCCACAGTCTCCGGTTCAATAATGTATTCGACTTTACCATCGGGCATCACTTGGTACTTGGTTATATTAAACGTGGATGGTAGGCACCCAAATAGGCAAAAGGTTAAAACCGTAAGGGTTAGTACCATCATCCCATATAACTTCATGTACACTAATTAACTCCCGCGCCGGTAAGTCGATATGCAATGACTCGCCGTCATCCGGTTCTGGTCTAGGTATATCTGGTTCACTTAGTCCTGTAATACCATCTATCATTTCCATCTACGTCCTGTTAATATGTCATGTGCCCGCTGTTTCTCTTCAGCTGCATCACTTGATAATTTAACGGGGTCTCTCTCATCAATATCTTTTTTATCTTCCGTATTCTGACTTGCTAAAAGTTGATCAAGAAAGTCCCTGATAGCTATAAGTATTCCTTCTATTAACCCTTGTCCTAACCTACGTCCTACCCACTTCAATTAGTCATTGTCCCCGGGTGTAGGTTACCAATAAAGCGAAACATTAGATCATATGCTTTACCACGTAGAATGGTTATTTCATCCTGTTCTTTAATGTGGTCTAGCTTTTGAATCTTTGTTTCAATCTTCGACACTTCCTGTAACACTTCTCTGGCTGTCATATTCCTTATTGATTTCGACAATTTCCACCACCGTTAATGTTGTTCCCGAACTTGGTGCACCCCAATAGCTGGGCGCATACCATGGCTCTACAAATTGAATAATATTATCTATCAATGAATCCCTTATTGAGTTGCTCAACGGCTTTCCTCGTTTCCTCACTATCGTGATCAGTGAAGAATCCATGCTCCCGAGCAATCTCGTTACGCCCATCCCGCGGGTGATTTAAGAGGTATGCCTTTGCATCCCTGATACCCCTACGGATGAAGCGGGGGACATATACTGGGGACCCACTAAACTCTCTAGCCATGACCTTATCAGTTACCTGCTCGGCCCCAGCCTTTAATTCAGCAATTACTTCCTCTGGTTCACCAGCCTCTTTAGCTTGATCAATGCGTATTTGCTGTTTCTCAACGAGAGCTTCGATAAACGCTGTAGCTTCTCTAAAGAAGAAGCGAGACAATTCAAGTACAATCTCAGCAAATTGCTGGAAGGTTGATTCTTCGGCTAGCTTAAATAGTAGCCACTTCATAAGTTTTTGTATTAGGTCTTTCATTTACCACTCCCGTTTATAATATGATCCCATTACTACTGAATTACGCAATGCTAGGTCCATCACCGATACCCGATTAACTGTGATCTTACGCCTATCCTCTCCGTGGCCTTGCCATATGGTATATTCGATCCATGGTGACTTAGGTCTAGTAGTGTAGGCGTGGCCCCACATGTTGTTTATGTCTGCTAGAGTAGGCTTAATGGGTGGTTGTTGTTTGCCTACATAGCAGTTATCAAATAAACGCAAAGTAACAATCTTTGTTGGCTGCATAAGTATAGAATACCTGATAATCTGTAGTTTGTCAATAGCTAATTTACATTTAATCTGACTACTCGCCGTAGTCAATAGCTAATTTTAAATTAATTTCCCTACCATTAGTTAACTCATGTGTATTCTTTAACATACATACATATTCTTAACAAAGTTAACACATGTCTCATAGTTATCACATATGTTCCGTTAGTTAACCATTAGTAATTAACCCTTATATAATATATTATACATGAGATTGCCATTTGTCAAGGGGTAATTTTTAATTTTTAAAAAATAATACGCTGATCGGGGAGAATTGTTGGAAAATATGACACCATAGACCCGATCAGTGCAAATATTGGTAGTTTGTGACACTATTTGTACCCCTCATTTCTCCAAATAACCACATTTTGTAGAATATTCGTGGAACAAATAGTACAATCATAAGGGATAGTTACCTATACCAGTGTATAAATGTAAAAATTACGTGGTGATTCATGGATTATTGTAGATATCAGTTGTCTAACCCCTGTCTAACCAATGTCTAGGCCCGTTAATTAACCGTTCCCGCGGTATGTGTTAAGTGTGTGTTATAGTTTCCTAACAGATCGTGACTGGGAAAC